GCAGTTGATCCGACTTCGTAAGTTCCGTAAGAGGTAGGAGATAGGTTCCCTAGTATGGCGTTATTCTCTGCTGCAGGAGCAAGAATGTTCGTTATAATCGTCTCTAAGGAAACGTTGTCTGCAACAGAGTAGGTCTTATTGACAATGTGATCAAAACCACCGTCCGTGTTAGTAACAGTGATGTCTGAAACTATATTTCCGCTACCTCCACCGCCGCCACTTGAAAGATCAATAAAGACAAAGGCCTCTTGGTCTTCGTCATATATTATCATCTGATTGTCCGAAGGAGTCCCCTGTACATCAATAAGATTGATAAGCCCTTGATAGGCTACGTTAGGAGACACCGAAACGTTCATCGGAGAAAGGTCTCTAACCGATATGGCTGGAGAGCTAGATGACGGTATAGTTATGCTTACCGAATCAGAAGATGGTGTTACTACGACGCTTATTGAGTCTGCCATAGTTACCCGACCTTAATAGTGACATCTTCGTTAACTATGAATGAGCCGTACAACCAAGTCTCAATTTTAGTTATGTTCTGTCCTGCTGCATCAAGCTGCTCGGCTTGCAAGTCATAAACGTAAGACCCACCTGGTATTGAAGAGAAAGAAGATGCTGCTATATTCAGCGTAATTTGTCCGTTAGTACCGTTTGATTGGCCAATGGTGATGTTAGCAGTGCCCGAAGCAATAGCGGCAGTATCAGTGCTGGCAAAAGAGTTACTTCCATCATCAGTGTCTGACTCCCTTATATCCATACTAAAGGAATACTCACTGTCAGACACATTAAGAGGCGTAGTTCCGTCAGCCTGATAAAATGTTAGGCCAAGAGAAAAAGTATCACCTCTTCTGCAGGTGATGTCTAGCTGCTGTGCAATATCTAAGTTTACTGATGTCGCCATCTTAAATCATATTTGAAAATGAATCACCCATATTTTGTTCTTCATCTAACTCACCTCGGCGGTCTTTCCGCTGAGACATAAGCTTAGACTGCTGAACAGCTTGTTTCTTAACCCTATCGTCTTTTCTGTCTTCTTTAAGAACCTCAAGCTTTTCTTTAAACTCTTGGTCGTCGGTCTTAAATCCGAGTGAAGCCTGAATCTTAATGGTCTCAATCTCTTTGCGCAGCTCGTGAGTAGCCTGAGCCACCATAATCTCAGCCTGAGCCTTGGCCTGTATCTTCTGAAGCTCTATCTGAGCCTCCATCTGAGCTTTCTGAGCCTCCATCTGAGACTTCATCTGCATCTGCTGCTGAGCCATCTGAGACTGCATCTGTTGCTCTTGCTGAGCTCTAGCCGCCTGCTCCATCATGCGCTTCTTTCTTCTAATCATAAGGAGTCGCTCTGCCTGATCGACATCCTTAAGATCTCTGACGGCCATGGCGTCTTCAAGGTCTATCTCTTTCTGACCAAGAGAGATCTGCAGCATCTGTTCAAGCTGAACCTTATCTCTCTCGTCCATCTCCTTTACAACCTTAACTCCGAAGTTAAACATAGACAAGTCAGAGAAAGAAGAGAGAACCTTCATGTTTGACTCACCAATCGCGTTGGCATAAGAGTCGTATACCTTGGATCCCTTCGGAAGGATTTGAAGGCATCTTACAATGTCGTCACACACTCTCTTGAACAAGAGCATAGACGAGTTAGTAATATCGTAAGTGGCATTGTTAGAAGCCTGTATAGCTTGTTCTCTTACACCAACAAGCGCCTCGCTGTTTGGAGAGCTGGCATCCATAACCTCATTGATACCCGTGGAGTCTCTAATAAGCCTTAGGTAGTGGTTGTACAGCCCGATAAGCTCGTTGATGTTTCTTATGCTATTTCCTATTTCTCGAATAGGGGGGTTCTGGAATCCACCCTCTGGGTTTTTGCTTCTGTAGTAGAAGACACCAGTCTGCTCGTATATGTCGTGCAAGTCCAGTGGCTGGAGCTCCCCGCCCTTTCCGAGCTGTACGTTTTCCAACCCCTCGATGTCAATAATCAAGCCGTCAGGCTTAGCCTTGGCTATAGCTTGCTGGATCTTAAGGTGAGTGAGCTGCAACATGTCAGCAAATCCAAGACATCCACCAATAAGAGACTTAGGCATCATGTCCTGCAAATTCGTTGCAGAGATAGAGTAAGAAAGTCTTGCTCTAGAGAGCTCGTGCATATTCTTTGGGATGTCTTTTCTCATCCCATAGTTAAAGATGTACTCGCACCCAAGAACAAAGCTGCCACCATAGACAGTGGCGATGTTCATAGGTACTGGAACTCTTTCGGTGATGCTATTCTGTCTCTCTCTATATGAGAAACCTTTGTGATAAAAGCCCTTGTTCCCGTATCTGCTCTCTTTCTCCTCGAAATACATAGTATCTACAGACAGGAACTCAAAATCCAAGACCTCTACAAGGTACTCATCATACCCGTAATGCGTTCTACCGCTCGTCTCGTCGTAGTGGCGTCTATTGTATGTAGAGGAGTTGTTTCCATGCCTCCCCATAACCTTCTGAGCAATCTTGTCGTACTGATCCTCAGTAAGCTGATCTCCAGCCAAGCGCTTAAGTTCTTGTATAGAGATCTTTTTTACGTGACCAGCATATACTATGTCAGAGAAGTTTGGGTCCTCTGTGTAGCTGTGAATGAAATCAATCGGATCAACGTACTTCGTTGTTATACCATAGTTGGGGTCATTGTCCCTCTTTACTACAGCCATTCCGCATACAGTAAGGTCTTCAACACATCTTCGGAACGTAGTGTCATTAAACTCGTTCCAGCTAAGCGTCATGCTAGCACCAACCTGAGCAGCTATCTCAGCGTCAGTCTTGATGCTCGTGCCCATAAAGATCTCAGCCTCCTCTAGAGTGTCTGGTATCTCATTTGGGTCCTTACTTACCGTCATCCCCGTCTTCTCCTTAAGCTTTTCGAGCTCTTTTTTAGCAAGGACTTCAGCCTCCATCTTTTTCTTCTCAATGTCCTTGTAAGAAGAAGATAGCGGATCTATAGCCTCTACGTTGGGATATGGGGACCTAGAAAGTACGTTGTTCACTACAATACGCGAGAACTTCGGGAGTATAGGTACTGGAGTGAAGTCAAGATTCAAAAGCGTTCCGTCAGATCCATTGGGGTCTAAAGACGTAAGGAGCTTCTTATATATAACTGTATCTTGCGTTCCGTTAGCGTACTTTCTGTTCTTCTTAAAGGTATCATAACGCCTCTTAAAAAGAGAGTTACCATCATCTACGCTCCCCCACTGATTCTCTATTGCCTTAGCATACTTCAGGCCATAGCCTTTGGAGGCCTTGTCCTCTGCGGATGCTAGAGGGTCTGGAAACCCTTTTCCAGTTTTGGCACCGAAATTATTATTATACATTATTGGGGATAATCTGCATTTGTGCAAATATAGTAAATGCTAGAGTTTCACCTCAAACTGTACTTCCTAAAGAACTTCTTATCAATGAAATTGGCTGGCTCTCTATTTTTCTTGACCTTCTGAGCGGCAAGAAGACACAATCCAGAACTAATACTAAGGTCAAACTTTGTTCTGTTGTCGATCTTAAATCCTATCCAGTCTTCGAGAGTCCTGTCAAAGTACATCCTACCCATTTCGCCAGTATCGTAGTTGATTCCAACGTGGTCATGGATATATGCTTCTATGGCGTGAGCATGAGCTTGAATCACATCCTGTGAGTTAGATGGGATCCCCTTGGTCTTGGTCTTTATCCCTGCGTTGGCGGCAAGGAGATGCTTTGGCCTTTCCATTAGATAACCATCGTAACCTCTTGATTCAAAGTATCTTGCAATACCGTACTTGTTGTTCTCAATCAATATTGGATACCCATAAAAGACAGCAGCCATCAAGACATCTTCGTAGAATATCTTAGCTAAGGGAGGACGGGACGCATACTCCAACACAAACATGTTAGATGGGTACTCCATGTGAAACTTGTTGTACAGGTGTAGCGCACCCTTAGACCCCCGTCCATCGACGGTAGCATCAAGGTCGTAAGAGTCAACCCCGCCTACCCCCAGCTCTGCATTAGGTGCAATCTTTTTATTCCTGTCGTACTTGCGTAGATTTCTTATCTCCTTAGGTGGCATCCAGGCAACTCTAAACCTCCCATTGACGTCTGGCGAGAATACAACCTCCGTGTCCTTCTCTCCATTTTTCCATTGGAAGTTTCCCGTAACAACTGGGTTGGGGTAAAGCTCTTCATTGTATTGGATCTGCTCATAGATCTTACCAATGTTAAAAAGGCTTCCGTCAATACTGTCTCTAAAGGCTTCGTCTGTGGTAAAAGGGAACTGCCTTGTCACCTCGTTAAGCTCTGAGGCGTCATGCTTGAGGGCTTCGCGCTCATTTTTAAGGTACGTCCTGGCTCCGATAACAATCTCTTCCCCATCTATCCCATCTACTGGTTCTGATGGATTCTTTACTACAGGGTTCCCGTACTTGTCAAAAAAACCCTCAAGAGATTCATAAGCAGGTATGAAGAGCCTATATAGTCCACTCCTGGTCCTCCCATTCGCGTTCCTCTCCGTTGGGTCCGAATCCCTCCAAAGGTCCTTGTATTCTTTTCCCCCTTTGTCCATCGGATTTACGGTGCTTCCTACCATTGCTTTTCCGACGATTTTTCGCCCTACGATCAAACAAGTCCGTTGAATCCTCCAGGCGTCCCTTATGTCTGTGGGTTTTTCCCATTTTCCAGCCTCATCTAAATACAGTATGTGGAGCTTCTCCCCATCATACGCATTGTTAGTTGTATTTTTCCAGTTAATTACCGTATTAAGAGCTTCGCCCGTCTGCGAAGTCTTATTCTTCTTCGTGATTCTCTTACTCGGCTCGCGAAAAGCCAGCTCCATGCGTGGGTTAGTGGTACCATCTTGAATGGGTTTGAAGAAGAAGGGGTAGTGGCGGAACATGTAAACCACCTTCTTCATGAATATATTTTCCTGAGCGTCCTTACCAGTTTTTGACTGGATTCCAAGGAGTTTGTCTTTGACCTGCGTCGCTTCATCTAGAAGGACGGCGGAGCAGATATTCGTATACCCACTCCGCCTGCACTTTGTGTACAACTGGCCAATACAGCGCGGGTCCGCCTCACACGCTGCCAAATGTAAGAAAATTTCTCTTTGGAAGTTTAGGAAGCTCGGATAACCTATATCCATCCGAGTCCACTGAAGCATCATATAGTGCCTCCCCGTAATATATGTAGGGACACCGTTATTATAAAACCAAAAGCCCTCACGCCGACGGCGAAATTCCTCCTCGATATACGGAGAAAACTTCTGTCGAAACTCCCTTGGCATCTCCCCCCACTCATCCATAGACTTAATGCGAGACAATTCCTCGGGCATAGAAACTCTCTCCCACAGCTGCATAGCCTCTGGGCGTCCATATCCAGCAATTTCCTCATCGGGAGGTGTAGCGGGAAGTGAAATGACCAACCCACCGATCTCAACAATTTCACCTTCCGTACCCTTGGGGCAAATTCGGATAGGATCCTCATCAGAATACTTGGCCATAACGGTTGCTTCTGAAACTAGGGGCACCAACCTTTGGGTTAGCTAGCTCCATGTATTCGCCACACTTGTCGCACGTAATCTCGTGACGAGCCTTGTCATTGACGAACTTAATTTTTACTCCAGTCGCCTCTTTCTCTTCTCCGCATTCACACTTGTACTTTGCCATGTTAATTCAATTTAGTACACCTGCAGGGACTCGAACCCCGAACCTGCGCATTAGAAGTGCGCTGCTCTATCCTGTTGAGCTACAGGTGCTTGCGCTTACCTGCTTCGTCTACGCCTAGGCCTGTTATTAGCTCTATTCTTAGATGCAGGCATTGGGGACGTTCTGTCAGAAGTGCCAACGTGAGCCTCATCAAGTCCGTCTCCATTTCCATACGTACCCTTTCTTCTGTTTATCTTATTCAAGACTGCACGGTATCTTTTGGCTTTGCCTCCAGATCCGTACTTGCGATACTCTTCTTTGTAGTTGCGCTTCTTGAGCTTCATGCCGTAAAGATACAAAAGTGGACACATATATAGCCTCA